GTATATATATTCTCTATCCATCCATATTATATATTATTTTAAAATGCATATTTTCTCAGTTCTATTTTAAAAATCGGGGACGAATAATTCACCTGCAATAATTATGTAAGATATAGCGACGACGCAAATAGCATGAAAATGCATATTTCAATTTTTATGTTCCCTGCGCGCATTTTTCCATGTAGGGTGTGTATATAGAGAGGGATAATTGATGCGCAAGAAGAACTTAATGAAGCATATCATTGACTCGCAAAAACTCTCAGATAGAGAACTGCAATATCTTGCGATGCGTGCGAAAGGAAAAGGAAAGAGTGAATCGATATCGCTCATCTCAGATGCCAAGCCATGCAGTCGATCGAAAATGGCGAATGAAATAGAAAAGCGTATCGATGCAAAATGTCCAGAATGGCGTGAGGCACTCAGAGAGCAATATCAGCCGAGCAAGTATTTTGAGAGACTCGATAAGCTGTCGCAATTACCGGATGACGTTGGACGCAAGGCTACACTCAATATGTTATCGTATGCAGGCTTTTCGGAATGCAATGGCGCTATAAGTACCGATTTAAGCAACAGAAACAGGCATACAACCATCATAAACACGATACTTAATATGCAGTTGCCGGCTTCTCAGAAAGAGACCGTTATAGGTCAACCTCGTTGCGCTAATGATGTCATCGATGTGGATAATAAAGATGCCTAAAGAATACAGCGCTATACCTAGCGCTTCTAATAGTAAGAATGGTCCCTTGCCCACTATGCATTGTGTAAGAGTAAAAGATATTGTTGAGAATGGGGGTGGGGTCGTTTTTAAGGGCGCCCCCGTTTGGGGCCTTGACGGCGCCCCGGTGGATAATAGCACCGAAAAAAATCGCGTACCCTCTAAAAACTTTTTCCTTTCTGAATCTGAAAGAAAAGAATTTGAGCGGTGGGGTAAGATCACACGTCAGTTCGACGACATAGAAGAATGTCATGAATGTGTAACGTGCCACCAGTGCAAGTCGGTGGCTCAGTTCTGGATGGATTATGGATTCGTTGTTCATCCGGGGATGTTGACTGCAGTAGAGACACAGACTGTTCTGAAGTATTTTATGGCGTATATTCAGAACGAGATCGTGATGACGATGGCTGGTATGAAAATGGACTTTAAACAATCAGACTATCTGGACCGAGTGAAGAAATCTTGCGAGGAACGGGACTGTAGAAATCTCCCACTATTTAACTCGCTATTGTGAACGCCCCGGCTCGCCAAAGGTCGTGCCAGTAAGACACCGAGGGCAAACTGGCCAATAAGTTAAGGATCGAAAGATCCGGTCTTATCTCGGGGAGGAGGGCAAACGCACTCCTCCTCATCAAAGGGAAGTGATCCTATGGATCCGGATCTCTTGATCAGACTGATCAGCAAGTATGCTGAAGAGTCTCAGGAACAGAAAAAATACATGCATTTGATAGAGATCTCCATTCCAGGTCCGGGCATTACCGGAAAAGATGCTGATCTCAATGTTCGATTTTCTTTTAACTAGGAGGTGAAAAAATGAAGAAATTTTTAGGTGCATTGCTCGTTGTTGCTCTTTTGTCCTTGCCAGCACATGCGATGAGGACGGATGTTGGATCGGCTGCTCGCTATCCAGCAGTTCCTACTCAGACCATTACTGTATTCACAGCTACTACTGGTACGATTACCAAGTTGACCTCGACTACGGCAAACGTAACGAATGCAATTATTACGAAAGGGACTGTGGCTACAGATACGATCGTCACAGCTTCGATCACAGAGCTCTATCTGAAGTCTCCTACAGCGGCGGCTACAGCTACAGCGGTTGCGACGTATAACATGACGTTTGAAGTGAAGGATGCTAATGGCGTGATCTACTTGATCCCGGCTGTTGCGAAATAATTCGATTAAGGGCCCTCGGCAAAAACCCCCGGGCTCTTTATGGAGTTAATAATCATGGAAAAGTATAATTCTAGAAAATGGCAACTTACCTGCTGGGCACTTATGGTCCTGGTAGGTCTTCTTCTTGCTGGAAAATTGCCGGGGGCAGATTTTTCTATGGCGTTCTTAGCGGTATTCACGTCATACAATATCGCTAACGTCTGGGAGAAGAATCAGGCCCCTAAGCAATGAGCATTTATCTTGAGACCTGCTTTGAGGACAGATTCAGAAAGTTCAAGCTGGATCTTGGAAAGCTCAAGGCTGGCGGTGTAAAAGAAGATGTCCTATATGAGTTCATGTATAAGGCATTCGAGGATGATGTTGAGCTTTTCTGCCAGGTTGTTCTGGCGCATTGGTTCACATCGCGGTTCGGGAAACCGCATCATGAACTGTTCGACATGTATGCGGACAATCTTATCAAGTACGGAGTCATAGCCTTTCCGAGAAAGCACGGAAAAACGACATGCATGAAGGGCTTTGTTCTATGGTGCGCGGTATATCATAAGCACGACTATATGCTTCTGGTAGGTGACACTGAAGATAAGGCGTCATTGCATTTGCAGTCGATCAGACTTGAACTTGAAAACAATGAACTTCTGCGAGCGATATATGGATCGCTGCGAAGTGGCGCTCCAAAATGGAATGACAAAGAGATCAGGTTGAAGAATAAGTTTCATATAAGGGTCATGTCGAAGGGTCAGTCAGCTCGCGGTTTGTTGGACGATGTTCCACCGGACTATTGCTTGATCGACGACTTTGACGATGATGAGACTATAGAGAATATTGACATAAGAAATAAGTACGATGACTGGATGTTCACGAGCTTATTGCAGGCATTGAATCCTCAGATCGGGAAATGCCGCATGACAGGAACTTGTATCCATGATGACGGACAATTAATGCGCGTCATCAAGAACAAGACCTGGGTTCACAAGCTCTATTCATGCATTGACGAAGACGGCAATCCACTCTGGCCGGAATACTATACCAGAGACATGCTTCTTACGATGAAGAAGAATCTTTTTCAGGCCGATCCTCCAAAGATCCAGACCTGGTGGAAAGAATGGATGAATAAGCCATTGAACCAGGATAATCAAACCTGGGATGCGGCTCATCTTCAGCACTGGCAGGGTCGGTATAAAGATGGAGCAATATATTTTACCGCTGACGATGGTGAGGTATTAAGAAAAGTGCGGGTTGCATGTTTCACCGCAATCGATATTGCATCTGCAGAAGGAACATCAAAAAAGAAAGACTCGGTTGTCGTAACAACTGGAGCTCTTGATCAAAATGGAAATGTCTATTTGTTGAAGGTATGGAGAAAAAGAAATTTCAAACCTTCAGAAGTTGTCTATCAGATTTTTGCACAGCATGAAACGTTCAATACTCGGATGGCTATAATAGAACTTATTTCGTGTCAAGATCTGATAATGGAAACATATGATACTATTGCGAGAGGAAAACGAAGTAGACCAGTTTTAAAGAAGCTCAGGAAGAGGACTGGAAGTAAACAAGACAAGATAAAGGGAAATTTGTCTGACAGACTCAGGCTTAAGCAGATCTTTATCAAGAGAAATATGACCGAAGTTCATGATGAATTTGCAGGATTTCCGGATGGACACGATGATATATTGGATACAATTTCGGATATAGTCGAGCACGGGTTCAAGCCTGCAAAAGAGGCGATAAAAAGGATTTCGCAGCTCCCGATAGAGCTGCAGTCGGATAAAACAAAAGGGGACAGTCGCTCTTTTGTTCAAAGAGTTGTAGGATTCTAAGGAGGCTTTTGTGGATAGTGAAAAATACCAAGAAGAAAATCAGGTAGCGTCTTCTCCAGAAGAGGCGGTTCCATTTGAAACTACTCACGATAAGGCCATAGATCTGACCGAAGCAAAAAAGCGCGTCATAGAGGCACTTGAAAATGCCTCAAGTCAGAGAAAGAGCATTGTTGATGCATCGTTGAATATGAACTACGAGGATATTTGGAATGAAGAGATCGCCGCCAGATACGCTATTTCAACGTCCTCAAAGAAAGATTCAGAAATAGCAGACTACTATGATCCGAAACTATACAGAGCTGCAACGCGAGTCGTAACCAGGGTACGGAATGCTCCATTTGAAGGAATGGACGATAATTTTTACGATATGGAACCTGTGGACTATGACGAGGATCATCCGGAAACGGACGAAGAGGCGAATTCCAAGACTGAACTTTCTGTTCAGAAGGCTGTTCTTAATTGTGAATTGAAGAGATCTCGTTTTAAGAAATGGATAAAGGATCTTATTACTGACGGATATTTTATGGACGCTGCTATAGGAAAGATAGTTCCATCAACGGATAGCTCAACAATAAAGTACTGGTCTAAAAAAGCAAACGGATCTCTGGTTATCAAAGAAAAAGTAGTTAAAAAAGAATCTTTGAAACTCGTAAATCTCGATATAAATAATTTTTATGTAGAAGATATTTTCGAGAATGACGTTCAGAAGAACAATAACGTGGAAATATATGAAAGCGATATCCACACATTAAAAGCTCTCGAGGCAGAAGGCATATATCAAAATACTGATCAAATTCAGGTAGGCATTTTCTCGAACATACTTTCTCCGGTATACAATTTTAAGACTTCAAAAAGAGAACTTGCCGTAAGAGAATCAAAAACACTCGGCAAAGTAATGATAGCAGAGTACTGGGGCAGTATGATAGTCGGAGGAAAATCAAGAAAGGTAAATATTGTTCTTGCGAATAATGTCGTTATAAAAGCTATCTTTCTTCCATACTGGATGGATAAGTATCCTTATATCAAATGGTGCTACGAAGAAATCAAGGACTCATTTTACGGTATATCTTATACGAGGAGACATCTGAGGTCACAATGGGCTCTGAATCAAGTCTATAATATGGATATTCAGAATAGTCTCCTTAAAATGTCCGGTGCAACTTTTATAAGATCGGATGCCGGAGAATATGTAGAGCAGCAGATTCCGGATGGGAAAATACGTCTTGGTCAGCAGATCAAGATCGATACAGGAGACTCTATTAAAGACGTAATGGCGCCTATTCAATTTCCAGATATCCAGAGGACTGCTGAACATCTGACAAATAGAATAACTGATACAATAGAAAGTGGAATGGGATCTAACGCCATGCTCGACGGCCAGCCAACCCATACGCAACTTGATAGAACTGGGGTAGGCTATGGAGCAGCTCTAGCAGAAAGCAAAGTAGATATAAAGGATGCGATCTATTCGATACAGGATGACCTGATCGAGCCAGCTATTACAATGTTCTGGCAATTATTTTATGAAACGAATGACGCGAACAGGGTTATTATGATCCCGACTAAAATGGGAGCAAAGACCGTAAATGTTCCGGTAACAATTAGTCCAAGTGATATCAATAGCATGGTAAAGATAAAGGTTTTTGGCGGAAGCAAATTTCTTGAAAACGAAAGACACGTTCAAGACCTTGCGCAAGCAATGCAGTTTATGCAGAGTAGTCCAGAAGTAGCGAAACAGATAAACTATGCAGAAATAATGAAGATGTATTTCGAGTATAAAGGAATGCCTGGCCACAGAATCGCAAAACAAAAAGATCCTGAAGACATGTTCATGGAGCTACTGGCGTATATGCCAGTTGAGCAGATATTGCAATACGCAGCCACAGTCCTGCAGGCTAAGAAACAGAAAGAGGCTGAAGAGGCTCAAGGAAAACTTCACAAGGCCAAACAGGATTTTGTTAATGAGGTAAATCTTGACAGATCATATGATGAAGCTCAGGGAGCGCTCATGGAAAAAGAAGCGGCTACGTCTGCCGCTGAAGGATCAAGCATTCTCGATAACGAGGTCACAAGAAATCTGGGGGCAGGAGGACAATAATGGGATTCAGGCATCTTGTCAGACAGATAGAAAAGGATCTTAAAACGAGAAAGGAGCAGAAAGATCAGGCAGTAGAAGAAGCCATAGAAAGAGGACAAATAATATCCGAATTTTTTAAGTCGGATGAATATAAAATAATAAAGGAGGTGTGTAAGTCCCTGGAAGAGAATTACTTGAAACAGGCAAAGAAGAATAGGGATCTTTCAATGCTTGTTAAGGCCGAAGCATTTGACGACGTGCGTTCGGTTCTTCAAAATATAGTCATGAGAGCAAAAACTCTCTCAGCGTCAAAAGCTGAACAAAATAAGTGACTTATTTAGTTTAGTTATCCTATCAGGTTTACCGCAACCTAGCAAATAAAGCGTGTAAAGGAGAACTACTATGAGATTTTGGATGATGAAAGATGCGGCAGATAATGGCGATGATCTGGATAATACTGATCCGGCTAATCCCGATCCGGACAACGCCGACCCGGATAATGACCTTGATCCTGCTGGCGATCCTGCAGATCCGACAGATCCAGACAATCCTGGAGATCCGGACAAGGATATAGTTTCAGTATCAAAGGCCGAGTTTAATAGGGCTAAGATGTTTGAAAGGTTATTTTTAAAATCGCAGGAGAAATCACTAGAGACTGAACCAGAAAAGCCGAAACCAGTAGATCACGAAAAAGATTTTATGGCACAGGTAAAAGCTGCAGTTCCGGACTATGATGACGACTCGTTAAAAGCGATGGTAAAGATAGCGAAGATCGTTGCTAAGTCAGTAACGGATCCAGTCGAAGGCACTGTTAAACAAACACTTATCCAGACTAAACTGGATTCCTTTGCGGCAGAAAAGAAAATCGCCGTTGAGGATAAGCAGAAAATTTCTGCTTTGCTCAAGAAAGATCCGGCTGCTGCCGATCTTATCGAACAGGGCAAATTATCTTTTAATGATCTGTATAGTTTGATGGACTATCCAAGACTTCAGAAGCAACTGAATGATCTTAAAGTCCAGTCTACGAACGGGTCAAAAAAGAAAGCCGGTTTTGCCGGTGCTGGAGGAAAGGGAGGTTCTACTGGTGGAACGAAACAGCCTACTGCTGAAGAAATGAAAAATTGGTCATACGATCAGTTTAAGGCTTATCGCGAATCCAAAGGAATCAAACTGGACTAATCTAAAAGAAAAGGGGAATGAGGATATGAGGAATAAAAGTGCGCAAAAAAGTGTGTCGATTCCAGTATCGACGATGCTTGGCACTGTAGCAGCCTGGACCTTGGCTTATAGCGGGGATATGCTGACCTACACTTGTGATGCAACTGATGAAACTGCGGGAGTTGTTGTTCCGCTTCACATGCCGAAAATCGTTGATGGCGGGAATGATGGAGTTAGCGAAATTTCGTATGTAGAACTTTCGTATACTGTTGGGACTGCCGCTCTTGATGCTGCTCCGGCTGCGGAAATTCAATCCGTAGCAAAAGCAGTGGATGGTGCTGCTCCTGTTGTGACGACTAAAGCCTGCACGGTTGCAGGTGTGACTGTAACGGATACCAAAACGGTCGATGATCATCTGATCACGATTACTCCGGATGCGGCACTTCGTTTGAATGATGCTGGCGAACTGATACTCGAAGTTCTGTTTAACAAAGCAGCGACTTCCACTGTGGCTATTACTGGCTGCAAAGTTGTGTATCACGAGCTTATGGCTGACGCCGAATAAGGGGAGGTGAATTACTATGCAAAATACTACTAATGTACCGCAAGTTCTGAATGTGTTCTATACCGGGTTGCTTATTGAAAGGGCCCTGGCTTTTAGGCAGTTCGAGAAGTTCGCAGATTTTTCTAGGGATATTCCGCAGAAATCAGGTCAAGTGATCAGATGGCGCAAATATGCCGCATTGCCTACGGCACTTACTCCTCTCACTGAGGGTGTAACTCCGTCTGGTAATTCGTCTGTTCCGACGAATATCGATGCTACTGTTGCTGAATATGGCGACTACATCAAGCATACCGATGTGTTGGAATATACGGAAGATGATGGTGTTCTTCAAGAAGACAATAAACTTCTTGCTGAACAAGTTGCTGATACGTTTGATATTCTGACTGCCAACGTTCTTGTTGGTGGAACTCAGGTTCAGCGTGTTAATGACCGCTCTACTCGTGGAGCAGTTGTCGCTGCTGATTATCTCGTAGCTGCTACTGTCGATAAGGCACTTCGCACTCTGCATCACAATAAGGCAAAGCCGATCAAGGCCATGATGGACGGAAGTCCTAATTATGGATCAAAACAGATCGCTGCAGCTTATATTGGTATTGTCCATGACTATATCGAAAAAGATATTACGTCTACGACTTCTTTCCCGGGATTCGTTCCGGTTGAGGAATATGCCAATAAAGGCGATGTGATGGAAGGTGAAATCGGTAAATATAAGGACGTCCGTTGGATCCGTTCTGAAAATATGCCGGTATTTGAAGGTGAAGGTGACTCCGGAATCGATGTCTATCCGACGTTGATTTTGGCAAGGAATGCCTACGGCTTGACCAAACTTTCTGGAAAATCTATGGAAGTTATCATCAAGTCTCTCGGCTATGGTGAGGATCCGTTGAATCAGCGTGGTTCGATGGGCTGGAAAGGTTTCTTTGTTTGCAAGATCATTGACGAACTTAACGTCATGCGTCTTGAAAGTTCGAAACAGGCGTAGTTAAGGGGAGCAGGGATCGGATGGTTTATGCCATCTGGTCCCTCTCCATATAAATAATAGAGGAGGTGAAATATGGCGGAAGATGAAGAACTGATAGAAGAGTTTGAAGACTCCGAAGACGAAGAAGTGTTTGACGAGGAAGAGGCTCGAAAAAAGATGCCAAAACTTGAGCTTATTCAGCAGACAGATAAATCTGATACTGCAATGAAAGACGCTCTTAAAGGCATGGAACGAACATTCGTTAGATTGCAGAGAACAGCAAAGAATGTGACAAACGTAGTCAAGATCGATGGAAAACCTATCAAGTCCTACGGAGAACCGGAAGTTGTATCGCTGAACGGATATCGTTATTACGTTCCAAGAGGAGTACGAGTTAAGATACCTCTTGCAATAGCAGAAATTCTTGAGCAGAAAGAAGCCTGCGAAATAAAGGCTTTTGAATTAGCCAGAGAGAAATTGCAATTCCACAGTAACGATTAAGCAATTTTGGGGAGCATCTTTGCTTAATTATATAATATATAGAGATAAGGATATATATACGTAGTATATATATCCTTATCTCTTATATAGGAGAATATTATGACAGATTGTGAAAAAAAGAAGATTGCTGAGCATATATTCACAGCAGTCTGTACGGCAATAATAGTCACTATTGCAACGGCAATTTTAAAGATACCTATAGGATTTTCCCAGCGTGTTTCGGCTATGGAGGACAGACAGACAAAACTGGAGTCCCAGCAAGTATTTATTCGTGATGATCTTACGAAATTAAATGGAAACGTAGAATATCTGATCAGATTACATATCAGACAAGGAGTCAAGTAATGTACGTAGAAAAAGGCGAAGCAAAAACATTTGCGTATACAGCGTATTCAGATAGTGGAAGCGTTATGGATCTTACCGGCTATTCGATCACATTAACAGTTTCTAGGGACCTGAATGTCGATTCTCCAATTATTACAAGAAATGCTTCAATTGTCAGCGCCAGTGCTGGAACTTTTACGCTATCTATCACTGCAAATGAGACTGTTTCTCTTGAAAAAAACTACTATCCCTATAAGATCGTTCTGTCTAAGGACGGAATAACTACGTTATTTGAGGTCGGGATGTTCAACGTTCTTACTCATCTCAGTCGATGGGAATGGTACTTGGATATTTTTACAGGGGTAACTCTTTCTTCAATCCGTAATGCGGTTAAGAAAATGCTCAGGTATGACGACTGGGAAGACGAAGATCTTGATATGTGGATAAATAACAGTATAGAAAAATACTGCGAAAATACTGCCTTGACAAGTTCGTATGCTATTACCAGCACAGTATATAACAAGTATGTTTATAATCTGCCGGTCCTTATTTTGGACGTAGAAGAAGTTTATTACGAATCTGTATTAAATTCCGATGAATGGAGAATGATGACCAAAGGAACCGAATGGGACATGATCGACGAACAACTGGTATTTTATTCATCCGCATCAGTAGAGTCTGATACGAACGGGCATATTAAAGGCGGATACAGGATAAAGCTCGTTGGTAAGAAATATGCGCAGCCATTAGTTGTGGACGCTGACTATCTGGAGTGCCCAAAAGGAAGCGACAGAGCTATTGTAGATTATGCTGTCTATCTGGTTAAGAAAGAGGATAGAGCAGACGCCGGGGAGCGAGACACTTTCAAATTGGACTATGCTGAAAATGCGAAAGAAAAAAAGAATAGGCACTCAGTTCGCAACTCAAAACCATTCTGTTTGGGATACCGAAATGCAGATGTAATAGGCGGCAGATATTCGGGAACTGATCCGCTGAATAGGCTATAGTATGGTTTCTGGAAAGGGCTATAAAAAAACAGATTCAGAATCATGGCACTCGGATAGGTATCTGAATAAAGCTAACATAAATGTAACGACGGATGGATCAAAAGTCTATATTGAATACATGGGTAAGAGCTTTGAAATGACAGGAACTCCATCCGGATATTTTTTAATGGAAACTGGAGATTTTGCGTTATCAGAGGCTGGAAACAAAATACTTCTCGAATAGGAGAGAGCAATGGCAGATGAAAAAATAAGCGCCTGGAGCGATCCAAGTGCTCTTGACGGAACTGAAGTAGTAGCTGGAATTCAGTCTGGCACTAATGTAAAAATACCGACACAGGATATAGCTAATCTCGCGACCAAGACGAGTGTCGGCTTAAGCAATGTTACGAACCATGTGCAGTTTAAGGCAAGTGACGTCGATACAGATGGAACTCTTGCTGCGAATAGTGACACAAAAGTTCCCTCTCAAAAAGCAATCGTTACGTATGTAGCTGCTCAGCTTACGTCAGCGGGAGTAGTAACAGCTTCTTCTACTACTACTTTTACTAATAAAACTATAGACGCCAATGGTACAGGAAACTCGATATCGAATCTTGAGACAGAGGATTTTGCCGAGGATGTTATCGATACTGATACGTCTCTTACGGCTGATAGCGATACGAGAATACCTTCTCAAAGGGCCGTCAAAGCGTATGTAGATACTAAAGAAGATGCTCTTGGTTTCGCTCCAGTACCTGATACTAGAACAGTAAATGGTCACGCGCTATCGGCGAATGTCACTGTATCAAAGTCCGATGTAGGACTGGGATCAGTAGACAATGTTCAGCAGATGCCACTATCGTATCTTGATACTGATGCAACAATGTCGGCTAATAGCGATGTTAAAGTTCCGTCTCAGAAAGCGGTAGTTTCATATATTGTAAATAATGGAGGTATGACTGCCTCTTCAACAAATACTTTGACGAACAAGACGATTGATGCCAATGGCACAGGCAATTCCATAACGAATCTGGAAACTGCAGATTTTGCTTCAGGAGTAATAAGCACGAACACTGGTCTTGGAACCAGTGATACGGTTCTTCCTACACAAAAAGCTGTTAAGACTTATGTAGACACAAGAGATGGAATTAAATATTGTGGAATTGTAACTCTTCCTACCTTAACGGCTGATCTTGAAAATGAAAAAGTCTATATAGGATCTGGAGTGCATAATATATATGCTGCTGGAAGACTAGAACAGATAACTGCGGCAGGATCGGTATCTGGAGAAGTGCTTTCGTCTGGACTTAATTATGTAGTAGGGGGAACAGGAAATCTGTATTACATAACTACCGATGTCAGTGTTATTAACTGTACGTCAGTTATTCCAGTCTATACGCTATACTGGGATGGAGCAGAACTTCATACTATAAACTGGGATAATCCTGGTACGAATATGCCAGAAAAGCTATTTTTGAGACTGGTTAAAACAGAAAGATTCGTAAGAGAATCGGGATTGTCTCTCGGAGAAGTAGCTACGAATAAGATAACTATTTCGTCAGGAGTTATGTGGTATGGAGTCACTCAAAAGTCTCTTGATGCGCTAGAATCAGGAGCAGTTGGTACGGGCGTATTTTTATACGTGAATACTTCTGGAACCTGGTCTTCAAGTGCAATAACAGCATACAACAATACTCAATATAATGGACTTGCCGGTCTTGCTACTTTAGGTGCTAACCGGTATGCGGTAAACTGGGTGTTCAGAGGAATAGAAGACGAGGCTCATGCATACGTTGTTTTAGGAACTGGAGATTACACATTGGCGCAGGCTGAAGCGGCAGTAGTTCCGGCTCTTCCGGATGTGATATCGCGTCATGCAATATTAGTAGGAAGAATTATAGTTCAGAAATCCGCAGCTACCGCAACAAGCATAGAGAGCGCATTTGCAGAAACTTTTATTGGTGCAGGTGTAGATAATCATAATGATCTATCCAATAGAGATGCAGTAGGAAACCATCAAAAATTATCTCCGTCTTCAGATTCTACTACAGCCATTCAAATTACAAAAGCAGATGGAACAACCGCCTGCCTAACAGTCGATACTTCAAACAATAAAGTGACCGTTAATGAGATAGTAGCCACTACTGTTACAGGAGATGTGATCAAGAAAACGACTGATGTGACAGCAATAAACGATACTGGAATTGCGGACGGGGAAATCTGTGTTTTCAATAAGACAAACAAGGATATCAGAAGTTCGGATATGACATTTGTCACCACTCTTGATTCAGCGAGCGACGTTAAGATACCGACTTGTAAGGCCGTAGACGACTACGCAGAAACATACTATATAAAGCAGGCTACAAACGTCACTACGATAAACGATACTGGAATTGCGGATGGAGAAATAGCTGTCTTCAATTTATCGAACAAGGATATCAGAACGTCGAACGTAGACATCTCTACGGACGGAACGCTTGGCGATAATGCGGATACTTCTATTCCGACAGAGAAAGCAGTGAAGACCTATGCGGACACGAAGTCCACAGCGTCAAAGTCTGAGACCCTGACGAACAAGACTATCGACGCCAATGGAACTGGAAATTCAATATCCAATTTGGAGACAGCCGATTTTGCTCCGAATGTTATAGATACAGATAATACGCTAGCTGCTGATAGTGATACCAGACTAGCAACTCAGAAGGCCGTAAAATCATTTGTCAATGGAAAACCGGCTATAGCTGCGTTTTCTTCTGGAGCTGCAGCTGATTCGATTATACTGAATGGTGGAACTTCGGCCTCTCTAGTAAATACGGCATATGAGAATATAATAGCTGGATACAATGCCGGATACGGTCTTACTACAGGAGACAGCAATACCTTTCTAGGGTATCAGGCTGGATATACAGTCAGTACGCAAGCCCGAAACGTTTTTATCGGAAAAAATGCAGGGTACTATTCTACAGCAAGTGACGAGTTTTATTTACACAATGGTCTTGGATCGATCGCGAATACTACAGAAGAAAAAGCAAAGTCGCTTATGTATGGTACCTTTAATGCTACCGCCTCTTCTCAAACACTGAGATTGAATGCAGCGGTTTCTATTATGGGAGCATATACGCTTCCAGTAGCGGATGGAACTGGAAATTATGTTCTATCCACTAATGGATCTGGAACTGTAAGTTGGGTAGCTCCGGGAACGCCTACTGACGGATCTATAACGCTGGCCAAGTTAGCGAATCTTGCTAACTTGACATTTATAGGTAGAATAACAGCCGGTACAGGAGTTCCGGAAGCCGTAACGGCTGCGCAACTGGCGGGTTCTATTCCGCACAATGTGATCGTCCAAGTTTTTGCAGGAGCAACTGACGTCGCTACAGGAGACGGGAAAGCGTATTTCACTATTCCGGATACTCTTAATGGCTACAATCTTTCTGCCGTTCACGCAAGAGTTATAACTGCCGGAACAACAAATACGACTGATATTCAAATAGCAAATGTCACGGATAGCGTTGACATGCTTTCAACAAAACTGACTATCGACAGTACTGAGACGGGTAGTGATACGGCAGCTACCGCTGCAGTCATAGACACTACCAAAGACGATGTTGCAACAAACGATCTTATAAGAATAGATGTCGATGCGGTATCTACTACAGCTCCAAAAGGACTGATCGTGCGATTGCAGTTTGTCAAGCCATGATAGAGAATAAAAATCAAAGAACCTACGAATCTGCTCTGTACGAGGATTCTGGAAAACTGATCCGGAGAATACACGCAGGGCATATTCACTACAAGAATGATCTTCTCGTTGGAGACGGTGACGATTCTACGCTTAGAAAAGTAGATAGCACTCTTATAAGAGACGATATCTTCGGCGGATGGTATTTTGAATACAACAGTTTCCATCCGTGGATACCGGATTATGCGGATGACTGGATAGAGTTCAACGATGTTTTTGAAGGGAAAAATCAAACAGTAAGATATAAGCCCCTATGCCAGCATATCAAAGGACAGCTCATCAACAACGAAGTTTTATATGAGAATGCTTTTGGACCTGGAATAGATCTTCTTGTCTACCCTACAAGGAGTCAATTAAAAAAAGAAGTTATTATTCGAGAAGCAGTTAAGGAAAATAAAGAATACCAGTTTGATTTTGAACTTGAAATTCCTAGTGCGATAGTTCTTGACTGCGTGAGTGACGATACCAGTAGAACGCATATCAAGCCTATTTTATGCTGGGATGATAAGAGACAAAGCAGAACACCATACAAGTTTGTGTGGGTCGACGGACGTAGAATTCTGCGAAAAATAGTGACTGCCGAATTTATGTCAGGTAGTTTTGGAGACGTACATACTGATACGACTACAAGCTATTATGCCGGAGCAGGAGATGGATCGATCTATGGACAGGGAGCTTCTGGAGCTTCATGGCAAACTACCAGAGACATGTCTACCGGGACAGCAGCGTATCCGTCAAATGCCACAGTAACGATACAAAATCAGTACTACAACGGTCCGATTTGGACATTCAGCAGAGGGTATCTTCCGGTTAATACTGCCGCAGTTCCAGATGATGCAGTCATATCGCAGATAGACGTAAAAGTTTATTTCTTTTCATCCGGAGTTGTAAATACAGGCAGCAACGGAACTATAAAACTTGTTACAGAAACTCAGGCTTCTACGGATACCTTAACGACCAGCGATTACAGTGCTATAAACTCGACTGAATATGCGAGCGTGAATCTTTCTGCTATTACTGGAAATGGATATAAAACTTTTACATCCTCAGATAATAGCATTATAAGTAAGACCGGATATACAAAGTTCGGTCTAAGAACAGGACTTGATCAAGCTAATTCTGCACCTACAGGATGGACAGACGGGCAAGGACACAAAGTAAATTTTGCTGCATCAGAGACCGCTAGTACTACTTCAGATCCATATGTCGATATTACGTATACAGTTCCAGATGCGTTTGTTCCGATAGTTATATTCATGTAAAGAGGAAAATATGTCAAGAGAGTCAAACGAAAAAGTTTACATAGATAATCTCATGAATAAAGGGATCAATACATTTGATCCCCCGAGGAATCTTCCAGACGGGCAATGTGCGGATGTTAGCAATATGCGCATGAAACCCACTGGAGGAGTCACAACTGCTAAGGCTCCTGGAGAAGTTGTGGAAGTAAGCTCCACATACATTACTCCAAGAGGCGGGAAATACTACAAGACCTATGTTTCTGGAACGCTTAAAGAATATATTGTAGTTGCACTTGATAGCGGAACTGCAACTAAGGTTTTTGCTGTTACGTATAGTGGATCGACTGTCTATGAATTGACCGGATCTACTTTTACTACTGGAAAAAGAGTTTATTTTGATATCAACGACAATAAAATTTACTGGCACTTAGAGGGAGAGGATAACGTCTATTATTGGGACGGTGACAGCACTGATCTGGCATATTCAACTCTCGTAGCTGCCGGAGGCACGATTCCAACTGGAGCTAAAGGACTGGTAGGATGGATGGGAAGAATATGGCTGTTCAATACAGCCGCTAATCCCACAGAAATAGTTGGATCTGCATACCGGGATGCCGATTACTGGAACGACGTATCAGGAAACTCCCTCGGTGACAGAGCTTATAAAGCGGTCATAGACGGTGCTTATGACGACGAGATCGAAGCAGTCGTTCCGAATGTGTGGAATACAACTGCCATTATCAGAACAAATAGCATTTGGGTTTTTGTTGGAACTGATGAAACCGACTGGACTCTCAAGCCGGTTAATACCAAATATGGAACTATTGCTCCTGCAAGCTGCGTAAGAGGAAATGATTCCGTTTGGTTTCTTTCCCCGTATGGAGTCAAGCAATTATCCGGAAGCAGTGAAGTGAGCGACGCTAATAGATACGACACTATCTTAACGACGAGTGTTACATGGGGGATCAGAGACAAGTTCGATGAATATACTGACGCTGAAAAGCAGGCAGCTTTTGCCTGCATGTGGGAAGACACTTATCGTCTTAATATCGGAGGGGATGTTTGGGCGTATGATCTCGTTGCCAATAATGGCGAAGGAGCTCTTACGTATCTCGGTAATGAAGGGTCTCTAGGTGCTTATATCGAGTCTCCAAAAAGATTGTATGGCGTAGGAGCATCTGACGGAACTCTATATATCTGTGAGACGGAGTATGACTCACTAGCAAGATATTCTACGAAAGAAATAGATTTTTCGGCTCCGGATTTTACGAAGAACATAAACGAAATAAGGATCTATGGAAAACTCTACGGGGCGTATCCTATCTACTGCGACTACTACTTGAACGGGGAAGAGGAAAAGGCCGGGACATTTCCGATCTATCTCGAAACAGGAACTGCGGCAAGTTATTACATATTTGATTCTGGAGATTCAACTTCAGTAGCCGCAGGTGAATTGGCTGACACCACAAAGACTTGGACAGCCAACGATTTTGTAGGAGGAGTTCTTTGCGATAGTGCCGGGACGTTCTTCGATATTTTGGCAAATAGCACTACAACTATAACTGTATCAGGAACTCCTGCATCTGGAGCATACATTCTAGCACCAAATAGAAACTGCTTTTATACTGCCCCAGGAGATGAGGAAGAAGATTGGGCGAGTTTTTATACCACTTCTACCACTCTGTATGATTCTGGAGTGAATGCAAAGCTAAGATGTGAAAGCATTCGACTTGTTTTCAGAAATGCTAATAATGACGAGCCCTTTGATATATACAAGTTCCAGATAAGATATGAACTTACAAAACATAAGAGCCTAGGAGCTCGAACTTAAGGAGGAAAAAATGTCAAGTTTTGAAGTGCCGAATACGCTAGCCGCCTCGACGAAGACCAGTAAGAAAGGTGTCGATGCTCTTAAGCTCAAGGCAAATTTTGATCGAACAAAGACCGAGTGGACTGCAGGTACCAATACGGACTTTTTTGTTGATCAGGCAAAGATCAACCAACTAGGAACCTCATTATCAGGTTCTGAGTCTATGACCGTGGGAACTACGAATAAGACGACCTATTACGGCGATATTGAAAACTGCACTGGAGTTGTCGATGTCTATGAGTTCATAGTGACATATCCGTATGCTGCGGATAATATCCGGGAACTCGACATAGCTTATTCAGGAACGATAGAAGAAATCTCGGCTGTTTTCGGAAAGACAACTTCTCCGTACAGTTCTGACGTCAATATACAAGTAGGTGGATATTCAGGCGGATCCTGGAGTGGAACTACCGTTAAAGATCTCACTGGTGACACCTATACTTTCGCTGACTTGGACACTACAAGGGTCACGAAATCCACCATAGAGGTAGGAAGTGCTGTTTCTGAAGGGCAGCAACTTGCTCTGTCTATTAAAGCTATAGACGCTTCTGCTGCGCCAGAGCGTCTGTTCGTAAGAATAAAGATAAAGAGGTCATAAATGATCATTGTTTCGCAGGACGATACTAATCAAAGAATCTTCGGATCAGGAGCTGACGGAAGCGTATCTGTCACCGGTACCGTAGATATAAAAGACCTATATGAAAACGACTCTGTTTCCGGAGTAACGACCTATAGAGGAGTTGGAAAGGGTCTTAATCATGGCGCAGGAAGCTACCAGCCAATTCTTAATAAGGACTCCAATACAGCGGAAGGGGTTCCTAATTGTGTAAATTTCACAGTAGAGGATGGAGCTGTTTTAACGTGCACTGCGCTCGGAACTGGATCTGACACTGCAAATGGAGTCATATGGATAGCAGCTACAAATCAGATAACTATAACTGGGACTGTGCAATTATCTGGGAAAGGATTCTCTGGAGGAACTAGAGCTGCCTCGCAGTTGACAGACGGAAATCCCGGATACGGTCCTGGTCACGGCAATGGAAGCAATGGAATAAATGCCGGAGCTAGCGGAGCAGGCTATTCTCAGACAGGTGGTGGCGGATCATACGGAGGAGCAATTCCTGGAGGTTCAACATACGGAACAACTGGCATTGCTACTTCAACGTGGGATAATATATACGGATCTGGTGGAGGATCGGGCTACAGGGGATCAGATCCCTCAAATAGCAATCCCGGAGGAGCAGGAGGAGGAGCTCTAAGACTATACGGGATAAGATTTTATATGACGGGAACGATAGAGTGTGATGGAGAAAATGGTGTAAATGGAAATTCCTCTGGTGCATCGAACGGAGGATGGTCAGGCGGGGGATCAGGAGGAAGCGTTTTTATTCAAACAGTGACCCAGGCAGCAATAGGAAACAATCTTATTACTGCATCCGGAGGAACTTCAGGTGGTGCTGATCAATTGGTAGGTGGAGCCGGAAGTCCTGGAAGAATTCATATCGAAGGAGCCTATACTGGATTCACTTCGGATCCGGCGATAGCATAAGGAGGAAATAAAATGGCAGTCAATTATTCAGATCTCTTAAATCCAACCCTTAAAGCTCAGTTTGAGCTAGGCATGGAAGCGCTGCAGCCGCTATTCGAGGAGCAGCGTGGAGCTATCGGTTCGACTCTTGCAACTCGAGGCATCAGGAGAACAAGTGGAACGTCTTATCAAAACGCTTTATCAAAGCAGTTTTCTACTGAACAGACGCAAGCAGGGTCTATTCTAAGCACTATGCTGGGAGAGCAATTCACGGCAGACGAGGCTGAAACACAGAGAACTTGGCAGTCTGGAGAAAATAAACTAAATCGTGAAAATGCTATTACACTGGCAAAGATCGCGGGAGAGTATAATCTGGCAGGAATTGAAACAAGCGCAGAAGCTGCAGAAAATGCTGCAGAAAAAGATATGCTTGGAAAAGGATTTTCTGGAATAGCATCAGTAGCAACAAAACTTATTCTCGGCGGTCTATAGGAGGATTTATGGGATTAGCAGATTGGTTCATGGGAAATAAAGAAGGTGGGACAAAGAAGTCAGAGACTGGCTTTGAGAAACTTGATATTTCTCCATTTCAGGGAGTCGGGCTTCTTTTAACAGGAATGGCTACCAGTGCTCTTGCTAAGAATGCCGGTCTATCCGATTCTCTTTCGGCTGTTACCGGATTTGGTGGAGTTGCTTCTGGAATTCAGGATCGTCTTTCTTCTATTGAAGAAGACGCTAAAACGAAGAAGAAATATCAGATGGAGCTCTCTCTTAAGAAAGCTACAGAGAAGGATAAGACATATTCGGCTACAGATCAGAATACCGCGATCACTGCGGCAATGGCCGACTTCGATAGACTGACTGGTGGCAAAGGAACAAGATTGCTACAGCACAAAGACTTGAAGATCAAGGCCAGGGCAGAAGCTGAACTTGCAAAATTGGCTCAGCATTATCTTACTGGAGAAGCAGTGACGGTTGAAGTTCCATATATGTCAGACAACTGGACGAACTCGAAATCTTGGAATTTTGAAGCGGTGAACTAATTATGCCAATTCTCGATCCGGAAGATCTCAATCAAGCAGAACCTGAAAAGAAATCTCTTCTGGGAGAAAAGATCCAGAAGATATCTACTGGATTCCAAAAAACTTCAGAAGAACTTGCCAAGCCTATTGAAGATAGAAAGATGGGAATTCTTCCTCCTGAGAACGAGAGGAAACTCGCTGAATTTTCTAGCAATATGGCCAAGGGTGTCGTAGAATTGGCACAAGCAGGAAGCAGTGTCGTAGCAGGGCACTATATGCCCGCTACAAGGGATGCTGAAAATCAACTTATTTTTGCCAAAGGAAAAAGAGAAGCTCAATTTAAAGAATATATGAAGACTGCGGATCCCACATTTTATGAAATGAAATATGGGAATACAGTCAGTGCGATGAAGAAATACGGACCTGAATATATGTCAGCAATGTACAAGGGCGAGCAATTATTGAGATCGAAATGGCTCGAGACACCAGAAGGTGCTAAAGCAGAAGAAGATTACTTAACCCTTCGCAGAAAGCAGTTTGATACCCCTGAAAAGAGGGCTTTTGAGTACGGCTTCATAAAGACCTTTACAGACGAGAAAAAGGCCAGATCGGTATCTGCAGCCACTGATGAGGATTTGGACACGCCTACCGGGCAAAGAATCGCTATGGGGGCTAGTTTAACGGCGGAAACAGCTTACTTAGGTGCTTTGGCAGCAGCAGATCCTATGATCGGTGTAAGCAAACTACCAGTAGGTCTCAGAGGAGCAACCGGCTTCAGCATGTATGAAGCTGGAAAAGTAGCTCTGCGTGACGATATGACTCCAGAACAAAAGCAGAAGGCAGTAGTTGATGCAGGTCTTGTGGGAGCTGCATTTGACGGCATTCTTGTTGCTGGATCAGCGGTATCCAAAAAGTTATTTTCTGGAATGAAAAAATCATTCGGGGCAAAAGGAAATCCAGAAGACTTCGCTATTATGACTGCGACGAATGAAAAGAATGCCTTTACGCATTATTCCTCAAAAGAAGGGTTGAAGGAACTTGATCCGGCTTTTCAGGGAACTGGTATGGCCGGTTCAGAAAAGAAGATTATCGAAAATTATAAAGGCGTGAAATATGAAGGAAAGCCCTTGTTTCCCGGGAAGACCTATGTCTACGGGGAAGGACAGGCTCCTAAAAAAGGATCCTTCGATGAGAGCATCTTTGGAGAAGGAAAGAAAGCTGGGAAAGCCTATACCGGAAAACTCCCTGAAAAAGTTCTCGACTCTACCGGCAAAGAGTATAAGGCCCTAGAGAAAAAAGTTGAAGCAGAAGTAGCAGGACTGGTAAAGAACGGAAAGATCCAGGCTGCGGAAGCGAATGTGTATAAAACAGCTCTTGTCGATCGTAGAGCTGCTGAAGCGGGTTATGGAGGAATAAGATACGCCGAAGGGACGACACTCTTCGGGAAAGCAGAAGTATCCGATGCTGTCCATAACCTGTCGACAAACGTCAAGGCCAATAAGAACATGGCCGAAGAACTCAAAGCAGCAGGCTATCAAGTAGAAGAGGCTTCTGGCTATTGGAAAGGAAAACCTCAAGGTGCATCCTACATTGTGAGAGGAATTTCAAACGACGAAGCAGTCCAGATCGCGAAGAAATATGGCCAGGACGCTATTCTCACGAATAAGGGTCTTGTCTACGCGGATGGGACTATTGTGAAAGCAAAAGGTGTTGTGCATGGTGACGCTGCCAAGAAAATGGAAGGCTATACCGTTAAGCAAAACGGAGAGGCATTCTCTTTTGTTCTTGAGCAGCCTGAGACAAAGAGCATTAAAGAAATACAGGTCCAGGCGAAGAAAGAAATGAAATCCGGACTGACTGCAGATAAGTTCCTGAAGGATCCGGTTAAGTATCAGAAGGAATTGAGCAAGCAGGTAGTCAAGTCCAATAAACAGTCATTCCAGCTTGGGCAAGCAGTAGAGAAAGAACGTCAAGCTATCAAGGCAGAAAAGCTCGATATGACCAAGCAATATGCGCAATATTCTCCTGCTAAACTGAAATCTGATATGAGCAATCAGATCATACACGTTGATGAGGGTGAGAAGATAACAGAAGTCAAGGCAATGATGGATGAGCGCATCAAGGCTGCTGGAGGGAAACTTCCTAAAGCAGAAATGAAGCTATACCTCACACAACTCGACAACATATATGCACAAGGCAGAGTTCATATGATGGAGCAGCAGGCCGCACAGGCAAAGGTTCTTCTGGATAACTCACAGGAGATAACTGCTACATTAGAGCAGAACAAGGAAACCATTAAGAAGTTTGGAACAATGACTGTGGACGAAGCTAAAGGAACTTTTACAGGAGGAGCGTCCAAGTTTGAACTGGACGCAAATGGGATTCCTAAGACTGGAGAGAAACTGAAGAGCGGATATAATGTTCTCAAGACGAAAGTAATGAATGCGAAATCACTTTCTACTATGGTAGATCTGGAGAGACAGGGTATAGACGATCCTATAAAAGGAGCTATCAGAACCCGGATCTACGAGCCTGTTCGTGCTGCAGCGTATAAGAACGCAGCATATGACGAGGCCCTTGGAATTAAAGTCACTGCTACGCATCCAGTAGCTGAAATCGACCGCGTGTTCAAAGAAGCACTGGGAAACAACAAACCGGTCACTTTTGAACTCTCGGTAGGCAAGGTTCAGCTTACTCCAGAAAACGTTGTAGCTGTCAGAATGTATGCGAAACGTGCTAATGGAATAGAGCGTCTTAAGAACTTTGGATGGAATGAAGATGATATTATGAAGATCGTTTCATCTCCGACTGCACAGTTGGGGGATCCTATCGAGAATTGGTTCAGAGTAAAGGCTAAACAAGCGTATGATCTTGCGGCTCCGGTGGTGCGCAGAGTAGAAAATAAGGCTCTTCCGCTGGATCCAAACTGGATAGAGTTTCGGTATATTCAGGGACAAGGATTCGGAGCGAATTCATCTGCTTCTCTTGTGAAGAAACTAGAGAAAGGCGTATTCTATAATCCGTCTCTTGAAAAAGACTTCACCGTTTCTGCTGCAGAGAAATCTAAGTGGAAGCTCGATCTTAATCTTAGAAACGTGATGAAGGATTCCTTACAAAACGAATCAAAATATGCCGCATGGGCGGAGACCTATGTTCCGGTAAATCAGACTATGAAGATGATCGAGTCGAAGGCATCAGAAACCGCCGGACTTGACTGGTATAAGTCGATGGAAAAGTGGCTTAATGATACCGCAATCGGGACCAGAAAGCCGCAGGATCTTGGTGAAAAAGCAGTTGCCTATCTTAGATCAGCTCAATACGGTGCTACACTCGGATTCAAAGGAACCTCGGTAGCTAGGCAGATAGACGCATTTGGTCCTATGGCTGATGAAATAGGCTGGGATAATGTAGCCAGAGGAATTAAATATTTCAGTCAAAATCCAGGAAAGAATGTCCAAAGAGCACTTAATGCACATATAGGCATGAGAACTCGTTTTGTTGAAACAACTCAAGAGGAGATCGTAAGAACTGAATGGCAGGCTCAGAAGGGTCTTGGAAAGACTTTAAAACAGTCTGCAAAGAAAATAGCCGCTATAGGATCAGGTCCTATGGAATTGGCCGATCAGTCCGTTACCAGTGCTGGATTTATAGGTGCGAAATTGAAGTATCTGAGTCGAGAAGCTACCCAAAGAAGCCTAAGAGGAAAAGCATTCTCAGAATTCATAAATAAGAACATGTGGGATGGATCACTGGCAGAGGCATCAAGTGAATATGCTATGAGAGCTGTTGAGAACACTCAGGCAATGACCCAGACTATGTTCAGACCAGACGTGACCAGAGGAGGAGAGTTGACCAAACTCGGATTCCTATATTCGTCACAGCAGCTTATGAGCGCCAATAGAATGATGCAGGCCGGAATCCTCAAGGACGCAGGAAAGCTGAGCACTGGAGAATATTCAAAGAAACTGCTCAATAATATTCTCATACCTGTAACGTGGTCTACTGCTATAGGTCTTGCGGCGAAAGAGATTCAAAAGGTCTATATTAAGAAAGAGAAAGACCAGGAAAAGTCTCTTGGAATGAGGGGCCTTGTTAATGAAAAGCAGGCGCATGTTACGGCTAGGCAGGCTGTTGGGCAACTCCTGAATGAGGCCATTGGAACAATTCCATATGTCAGTTTTGCTGCAAATCAGATCCAATATGGCGGAGATCAGTTATCTCTGCCGGTAGGAAAGCCTCTGGAAGGAATGTTCAAAGGATTCAAGAGCCTGCAGTCCGCAACAAAGGCATATGGCAAAGGTGATGAAGAGGCAATGAAAAAAGCATTGTTCACAGCAGGATGGCAGTTCTCTCTAGGGATGGGAGCTATGGCAGGTCTGCGTCTTGATCCTATTAAAACCGCATTTGATCTGGCAAAACCGGCTGAAGAAAGGATCGATCCCAGAATGAAGAAGTCATTCTCGAAGAGAAAGATCCCCTCTGGAAGAGGATGGACTCCAGATAAGAACTTTATTCAGAGGATGATCATAGAGGATGGAGTATCGTTGAAGGAAAAAGTCTTTCCGGATGCTGAAAATCAATTTAACGAATCAGTTGCATAGATAAAAAAAGAGGCTCGCAAGAGCCTCTTTCAGTTAGAATATTCCAGTTTCTTTCCAGTGCTTTATGTCGTCTTCAGTATAGAATTCTTTTGGCTTAATCTTTGTCCCCATTCCAGCTTCATATGATACAGTCTCGACTCCACCTTCGACTTTATTCTGGTTATAGCGTCCGGAGAATTTCTGTGGACCGGTAATAGGCGGAAGAACACCTCTTCTTGCCATGAACTTGTCATAGCAAGATCTGCCTTTTGAGTCAGCATATGGAACTCCATTGCATCTTTCGCAGTTCTGACTGCATCTCTTAGCCATAAATTCCCTTATCTCCGTATAGTCTCTTCCTAATAAACTTCTCTACTGGTCCTAGAATAGGCCTTATCATAATAACGATCCCGAATACAACACAGAACGCCATCAATGCTGCTATTTTCAATAAGATTATAGCAGTGGATATCACATATGCTTTTATTTTTTCAAATAAGATCTTCCACTGGTTCATATACCGTTTTCCCTTCTGCATCTTTTCGTGCTCTAAGTTTTTGAAATCTGTTCTGCCTGTACGTAACGTGAGAGATATGAACCCAGTCTCCGAATTCATAAATGAGCTGATCGAACTCTATTCCTAGAGCAACGATCTGATTAAAAAGAGAACTCACTCTTTCAGTGACCGGCATTATATCGGCTGCTTCTCCTCGGCAATGTTGACTTATAGATCGCCCATCTTTGTCTACAGCTCCTCCTATCTTTTTATTATATTCTTCTGACCTATATCCTGAAATAACGTCTATAGGTATTATTCCATCCACTCTATCAAGTATATCCTTGAGATCCTGATTCACTTTGTCATAGTTGACGTGTGGTTCTATTATCATATATCCTCCTAGTTTTCACAGATTGAAAGCAGCGATACTATGTCTGCATTCGTTAATGGATCCATATCACCTCTATAGTGCAAATATTCTAGTCGAACTATTCCACAGGTAGCAGGACTGTAGACCGGCAAAACGAATAAAAGAACCGGTATCATCGCCTTACTCCCGTAGCCAGGACTTTCTCAAGTAAAAGCATCCAGCCTAGTGCGTTGAGCATTTCCCTGGCTTCTTTATGTCGAGCTGCAGTCTTCACCGCATCATTCAAAGTCACGTAACGTTTCCCGTATGACATCTTTTTCAGCTCCTTTCAGGGTTAATAGTAATCTCTCAAGTTTCTTAAATTGATCATTATGCGCTTCATTATCCGCAAGTAGTAGCATACATAGATGCGCCAGTTCATGCGCCAAAGTACCGTAACGATCTTCTCGTCCCAGGCATATCTGGTAGTTTCTATGCCGATCTCTTAGGCCTGGAAATTGTTCGCAGTATCCCAGGAAGTCACGGTTCCTTCCAAGCCACCGTCTTTCTGAAATTCGTATTTTAATTGTGACGTAGTCTTTCATGCCCTATCCTTTTGCCTTATCCAGGCTCTTGCAGAATTTTGGTTCCGCTATAAGAGGAACCAGTAGATCCTTTTTGAACGGGGCCTCCATAATAGCCTTAATTCTTTTCAGATATATGTTCTTTCCGTACATTCCTTTTGGAACTCCTATAAAAAGCTCATCGTGAATTTGTAAAAGTAATTTTGATTCTGGTTCATACTTGTCGATCAAGACAATAGCTCTTTTCATTATGTCTATGCAGGATCCCTGCATTTTAACGTTGTAGCATTGCCGTTCTATGCGGCAAGCTGAAAAAATGAGCCTGTTTCTCTCTTTTCGATCATGACATCCGCGCATATCCTCAAAGATCTGTCTATATTCAGGAAATCTTCTTTTCCTTCCTGATAAGGTGGTGACGTATCCATCCCTAAAGAGTTCACCATGCCGCTTTTTAAAAGCAGGATATCCCTGCTCATTATGGACCCATGATCCGCATAGTCGATCGATCCTGTTTCGGATAGATGGATACGCTTCAAAGAATAGTTTGATGATCTCTTTTTCTTCTTCAGTGTCCCCGGTCTTTCCATACGCAGCTCCGAAATTGGCAGTCTTTGCCTTATCCCTGAGAGCCGGAGTGTACTCTATTCCCTGCTGCGCAGCTATGATCTCTGCTGTCAATTTATGCGGATCTCCTTCCGGTTTATCCGGAGGATTTTTGAAACACTTAATAAGTGATTCTTCTTCAGCATCAGATGCCATAAGTCTCAATTCAACTGCTGCATAGTCTACGTCCACCGAATCTATTATAAATGCCGATCGTATCCTCCAGGCTTCAGGATGCTTTCTTGGAATATTGTGAAATGAACTGGTATACCGAAGCGTTACAGTTCCGCAAGTATCGAAGTCCTGATAGAATATACCATTGACGCATTCTTTTTGAATGCGTGAAGCATGTCCTGCCATTTGGACCCATCCCCTATAGGCTGACAGAAGTGTAATAAATGTTCCGCCCTGCTTCTCAAGAAACTCAAGCGCTTTCTTTCCAGTAGACGGTTTCTTTGTTTTCTTTGATAAGAATCTCCTTGGAACTTCGTCTACCTCGCTCCATATGACCGGGGTAATCTGTTTCGATGAGTTAGGATTGAATGTTCCTGAGTTCGCGATGTATTTTAGTTCTTCAGTGTCTGTTATTTCGTCCATAGACTTGTATTCTTTTCCTAGTTTCTTTTTTATCTTCTTAATAGCTAGTGCCTCATAAGTTGTGTCTTTGCCATGCGCTTTCAGCTTTTTCATACACTCAATGGCGTTCTTGATATAGAAATTACGTGCCTCAATAAGGATATCCTCCCTGACTGGAAATCCGTCAAACTCGTGCTTGCTCCATATATAGGCATTCTTGAGTTCTGTTGATCGATACCACTTCCAGACTCCCTCTTTTTTAAGAATAGGCTTGAGCATATAAAAGCATTTCTGTGTATAGTGCACATCCTCTTCGCAGTGTCGTCCTAAAAGGGATAGCCACTCTTCTCTGTTCGAGGCTTTTAATTTTTTTCTTTCAGCATCTGACATTGTTTTGAAAATGCAGTATTTCATGTCTCCAAGTCCAAGCCATTTTGCGCAGGCTGATAGACCGGAATTCCTAACATTCTCATCCGCAAGACGGAACATTATATAAGCATCATCCCCGAATCCAGCTCCGTATGTGACCTGCTTTGGGTGTACTCCAAGATGTCTGCAGATCATTTTGATATCGTGCTTAAGATTATATCCTGTAATTCTTACCGATCGTGATAGAATGAGCTGAGAGAGAGCTGCTTTGCAGCTCTCAGTCATATCATCCCATACTATATAGTTTTCTTTTATATCCTCGCCTTTGCCCCATGAGATAGCAAATAGCTCCATACGTGCTCTCATATGGTGCGTGTTATCTTCGACAGTATCAGAGTCTGAGGTAGTCTCTGTATCGAAAGATATCCTAGGCTCATTATGCATGGCTAAAAGGAACTTTTTTATTGATGATTCTGACTGAAGTCTCATGCAACAATACCTCTTTTTAGCGCTTCAGAATATAAATCCCAGTAAACCCTAGGAAGATAGTCTTCGTAATCTGCCTCTGAGTCAAAGTAGTCAGTCAGAGCTTCACATGAAATGGCGTCCGCTAAAGCTCTTCTATTCGCGCCTAATTTTAACATACGAATAGTGTTAGAAAGATGACTATCTGTCATTTTGCAAATCCGTATCAGAGTACCGTCTTTACATTTCCACATTTTAGACATATTTTTTACTCTTTTTCTTCTTTTTCATATATGGGCAGAACTTTTTGACCTCGCAGTAGCGCTTGCAACGTCTTCCTTCCCATGTATCTTCGCACATAGGGATATCTCTAGGGTCGTCTGTTTTGCACGCCTCCTGGTGCATTTTTACGCGTGTTTTTAGGTACTTAAGGATCTTTTTGTCAGAATATACTGGTATTTCTACATTCATGATAGGAGCTTCTGGATACCACCGATCACATTCCCATGCCTTCTTTGCCTCCGATTCTTTCCAGTCGTAGAACCAGCAGCAGTTCTGCATCCGGTCTACCTTGTATCCGTTCAGTCTTAACAGATATGCCAGGCAGTTCAATTGCCAGATCCATTCACGCTTCGGTCCATTCTTAAGAGAATACCATCCGGTATTTTTGTAATCTGTAAGGACACCATCTTTGCAGTCAACAGCAAGATGATCGGCTTGCCCGGATATTGTCCATCCGCATATATCCGCAAAGACCCTCAATTCCGCAATATCTATCTTTCCAGCACTCTCTTCTAGGATCTTATGGATCATATTCCCTCTGAGGATATGGAGTCGATCCATAAGATCTACTTCAATTTTATCGTCATACAGTTCCTTAAGCCGAACGGAAAGAGGGTCTGCTATAAGTTGAGTCAGAGATCGCTGAGTCGCCCCTCTTCCGTCACGGTATGACTTTTCACATTTCAATTGCGCATTATAGAAAGGTTCTGGCAGTCCTGCCTTATTTGTTAATTTCATTTATTCCTCCAATTCAGTATAGGTCAAGGCCTTGTCAGACCATTCCATGCGAATGGTCCTGGGCTTGAATCCTATAAATTTGCTCTTGTATACATATACATTCAAGATATTATCGGGATCCGTGCAGTAGATCTCTTCTCCGCGCTCTTTTCCTATAACCTGCTTTCCGTCTACATTTCTGTATAAGAAAATGATATTCTTTGATCTCGATGCTATGCCTTGTGCACCCTTGATAACAGAAGTGCTAAACTTTCCATATAGTGCCGTGTTAGAGGTCTTATTATTCTGCTGAATAGCAAATATGTGAATCTTCTCATATTTTACAAGATCGAGAGCATTGATCATCATTGCTTCCTGCTTCGCATATCCTCCGTCATCTCCGCTCGATGTTTCTTCTGCAATAAAGCCAAGATCATCGAGAAGAACATATTCCACACCATACCGCTCGACAGTTTCATGCACATGCTCTGCAAAATTTGAGATCTGCATTTGAGCAGATTTACTGCTTCCCCTAACTTCATTTATATCCTCTCTTCCGTAGACTATCAGACGGCGCAGGATCTTATTTTTTGCCATGGCGTCTGGAGTGAATTTTATTCCTAAAATATTGCAGTATTGCTCAGCTATATATTCTCTGCTATCTTCAAGGGAATAAATTGCCACGGTCTTTTTCTCGTTCTTTACGAGTTGGTATATTACATCCCTGGCAAAAGTCGATTTGCCACAATTCGTATCATGAGCGGTTATCAAGGTTATCTCTCCAGGTCTCCATCCGCCGCCCAGTGCTTTTGTCAGGCCGGAGTATCCGGTCTCAGTCGAGGGTCTTACGACGCACTCAGACTTATTCAATTCCGATAGACGCTTCATACCTACCGGTTTGAATTTCTTAGCGTTCTTTAGGCACTCAATAATATCCTCTGAAGTGTACTCTGCAACAAGACAATCTGCAAGATCGTGCTCTGGAAGCTCCACGTTATAGCATCTCTTAAGACCTAGTTTTCTCGCTAGCTCAAAGCTGGCTCTGAAACCTACATCAGACCCTTTTGATAGCTGATCAGAACTTGATTCCCTGTCAGCATCGTGAATAATATAGATTCTCTTGAACTTTTCAAAAGCCCGGATCTTATTTCCATACATAAAGAAATTAGTGATAACTTTCGCATTGGCGCTTTCTATTCCAATAACGCAATCGAATCCGTAGGCTTCCGCGGCAAAAACATCTGGACGGCCCTCCACAACAAGAAGATCCTCTGACTCGAGGTTGAGGGCGTCTATGTTATAGAATAGCGGAGGAGCCGCCTTTATCTTTTTATTAAGAGTCTCGTAATAATTTTTAGTCTGGCCTTCTTTTGGCCACGGGCGCTTATACTGAATAGCTTTTACTTTCTTGCTTTCAATATTTGGAAGAGAGATATGCCCCTTCTTATTGCATCCTACCATCTTATGCTTCAGGCTCTTCAATTCCCATTTTCTATCCTTGATCATGTAGTCAAGAACATGCTTGTATTCATCCGTATATAGGCGCTCTACATTTTCCTCGGCTATAGAACGGAGACTTTCTACGGAGAATTCTTCGATAGGAGATACCCATCCCATCTTTGAATAGCGCAACACAAGTCTGCGCAGATCTCCACTCTGACCGCATTTTACGCATCTTCCAAAGTAGTCTGTCTTTCCAGCCTTGGAAGTAATTTTTGATTTTGTGATATAGAAATGATTCCTATCGTCTCCACAAAAAGGACATTTGTCTACGCAGTGATCCTCACTGTTTGACTTCTCTTTGCTTATAGATAGGCCGAACTTGGATACAAGTTCTTCTGATGTTTTGATCACGAATTATCTCCCTGGGGAGGCGTGGTGGGGAGCAGCCACGCCTCCATAATTCTATTATTTCTTGCTCTTCTTTTTCTTCCCGCCAAACGGAACGTCCTTCAGATCTTCAGCGTCTTCGTCCTCATCATCGTCTTCTTCATCCTCATCTTCTTCGTCATCGTCCCTTTTCTTTTTCTTCTTTGGAGCCTCATCTTCATCATCGTCATCATCGTCGTCTCTACGGCTCTTCTTTTCAACTGCACGTTTAGGAACAGCCTGGATCACAAGATACTTATTATCGTCATCTCCGAAACCGTCCATCACTCGTCCACTTAATGTGAACCAGTAGTTCAGGTCTCCCATATAATAAGTATTTCCGTTCTTATCCTTCAGTTTCTTCAGTTTACAAAATGTCTGCGCTGATGGAAAATCCAGTTCTGTTTCTCTCTTTTGAAACTTCTTATTTCCGTATCCCATTTATTTCACCTCCCTTATTTTAAAATACGTAATCTTCTGGATCTGTAGGTTCTCCGTCACATCCAACACAACCCTCTGCATTATTACATTTTGTATAACTACCGCACATCGAGTATGCAGGTTCATCGCAAGAGGACTCATACTCTCTCTTTCCAGCATAATCTGACGGAATTTCATCGATAAAATAATCTTCCTCTCCATCAATCATTGAATTCCTCCTTTAAAGATAGACATAAGAAGACAATAGCTAAAAATGCGTGCCAGTATCCAAATACTAAATAATCCTTTCTCATTTCTTACCTCCCTGCTTTAAAATATAAGCCTTGCCGATACATACACTGTCCACAGAATCCTCATCGTCCCACGTTATTATTTTTGCTTCTTCTTCTGTAAGATGATCCTTGATAGCTAAAGCCATTCTTGCCTTTTCGAGTTTATGTTTTTCTTTCGCAGGCATTCCATTCGGCCATTCTGGTGTAGGCTTCTTTACAGTAGGATACTTAATACTACCCTGACCTGTGATCATCTTTTTTACTGTCATAGCATGGATCCGGTCGTATGCTGCCCCAAACTGATACATTAAAGCTCCTTCAAGAAGATGATGCTGCTCTGCTGCTTGACCTTGCATTAAATTGAATTCTTTTACAACCCTATATGCTGCTCCAGGATTCTTTCCTATCTGCGCAGCAAACCACAGTATAACGCCTATAATGTCTTGTATCTTTTTATAGAATGGGTAAGCCTTTTCTTCAGCAGTTTTTGCTTCCCTGGTTTTTTGAAAGCGTATTATTTTTTGTGCAATAAGAGTTTCTTCTCTGAACACAGACACCGCTGTTCCGGATGCTCCGAAACCGGGATCTATGCTTATAATGTAGTTCATTTCCATTTTCTCCATTGCCCGGACTTTATGTATTCTGCTGCTTCTTTCATTGAAAAAACTACTTTTGTTACTTTGAACTCTGCTGGACTTCCCTCAAGATCGAAACAATGTCTCCTCTTATTCTTACGAACTACAAGTATGATCGGACGAAGTTTATCATACGCTCCTTTTGTATACGCGTAGTTGAGTCCTTGCACTATTCCTATTTCCCGGTTTGTTCCTTTCCCTATCAGGGGTTTGCCCTCGACCACATCCCCGCATCTCCGAATATCAGCTACTATAATATCTGACTGCAGAACTGCTTTCAGATCCTCGTTCTGCTGATTCTTAAATCCGACCTGGAATCGCTCAGGTACAAGTCCTTCATATCCCATGTGCTTTTCAAATTCAAGGCATGGCGCTATTGATTCCTCTAAAGAAGCGCATCCTTCCATGAGATGCGCGTTATATACCTTCGGATCAGGAAGGAGTTTTTTCGGTGTCATTCTTAACCTCCTCGACTTTTATTTTTGAGAGCGATTCATTCACGGCATCAAAGTAATCGCCCATTGCATTTATAAAGGTATTCAATCTCGTAAGCAAAATAGCTTCCTGTTCTGTTCTTGCTGTTCTATTTCCAGTTTCTATGAGAAATCTGTCTATGCCAAGCAAAATCATCGTCGCCGTTAATCCTTTTGACTTGTCCTTAGTACTGTCTTCCAGTAGTTTATCAAGTGTCCCTGCCGTGATCGGAAGTCCAAATACAGTTGTGTTTTTATTGCTCATAATTTCTCCTTAAAATGAATGACTGATTCCAGCAACTCCTATCCAGCCAGTTTCTACTCCATATTGAACTCCTCCGGCAATGTTAAAATCATCCCATACACTCGTGGATAGCAATACTGTAAAGGCACCCATAGTCCGCCCATCTTTTACATCTCTGCCTATCATAATTCCAGTTTCAAGTCTTGGGCTATACGGAAGAGGAAGATGTATAAATCCGTGAGTAAGCCCTATAGATTCTTGAGTAGGGGATCTATATATCCCAAGAGCTGTTCTTTTTTCAGCCGCTTTTTCTTTTATAGTAGCCGTTACAGTTATTTCTTCTGATCCGCGTATAAGGATATCCTTTCCATTTATTTCTTTTATATAGTCCCGGTCTACGGATCCTTTCACTACTACTGCCTGCCCTTTTTTTGTCTGAACAACTTTTGCCGTAACATTCCGTATATTTGAACTATGCTCTACCTTTGAGATAGCGATAGGTTTCGTGCTTTCTTTTGAAAAAATATCCCTTATAGACGGTACAATAAACGCCGATACTCCAAGCCATACTGCAACAAATAGAGCAGTAATAGATAAGAGACTTATTCCTATGCGAGCAGCTTCTTTCTTTGCCTCGTCTTTCATTATTCCCATTTTATTTCCTCCGTATCTTTGATCCTAGCGGCATCGGCTCCCAAAATGGAATCCCGTTAATCACTACTCCTACTCCTATGGTGGGTTTATTTTTCATATAGTGTCCGTAGCGCATCGAATAAGCGCTACGATCTATTCCGCATCCGACATTCATCCCCCATACTAGAATATTTTCGTTTGCTACATACCCTACTCCTGCGAAGCTATGAAGATGTCCTATAACGCAGTTCATCATCTCCGTAATAGCTTTCGCTCTATGTCCGCTTGCTCCTGAATATCCTTCTCCGTGATCGAATAGGGTATTGTCTATTATAAAATTTTCGCCTATTTCCCACCCAGACGGAATGTGTAGTAAATCCCTAAATGGAACTAGCATTCTCGACGTCAATTTTACTTTTGCAGCCGCTTTCAAAATTCTTGTATCGTGATTTCCCAGGCACAGTTTTCCTTTTGGAAAATACTTAAATAGAACTGCTAGCTTTTCGAGAGCTTCGTCGAGCTCCGTATTCGCATCTTTTGCATCAGGTTCCGGCTCGTGATGTGAATCTACTGCGTGAAAGTCAACTATATCCCCGCAGTGTATAACAGTGTCACACTTATATTTCTTATAAATAGAGAAGGCGAATTCTTCGTATCCTTTTATAGAAAAGGGATAATGCGTATCTGACATAACTAGGATCCTCGACATTTACTTCTCCTCTCTATTTTGTGGGGACGGACATGATTTCCCTTGATATTGGTTAATTATCTCAGGTTGTCTATTCGGTAGTGGGCAACCACCCTCTTCAACACCTAGTCCGGCTTTATTATTGCAAGGAGAAGGAGATGTTACACGCCAGAGCGATACCTTCATCATTTTCTTGCAATAATTTTTCAATGTTCTTTTGAGCGAGCAGGGATATCGACTTATGGAGGCCATCCCATAAGGTACCCTTTTCGATTCCATGGCGCGACCACAGTTGTCTAGCCCGCTGCTGGTCTATGGTTACCGAACCACAATTCCTTGATTATTCAGGGGAATAACTCCTGCGGCTTTTGTTAGACCAGACTCTTTTTTAAAACCACTAATACCTGCGGGGTTAAGTTAGTGGCTTTTATTCTCGTTCACCTTAAATATGCTCGTACTTCTTAGCTGTTTCACGATCATGTTCAACTATCCCATCGTCTGGCACTACGACTTTAGCAGTATTGCGTAGGGTTCAGGCATGTTCATTGGCTATGTCCTCTCAATAAAGTGTATTACCTGCTCAAGCATGTCTTTCTGGCCTTGTAAGAATAAAGCGCTTTCGTTCATCGAGTGCGTACTGAAGTTTTTCAGATACTCGTTAAGATACTCAAGCATATCCTTTTTGAAAGCGGATACATCACTATCGCTAAACAACGTAACAACCTTATCAAGTGGTATACTTTTCACTTCGTCTATGTCCTTTTAATAAATGCTGGAGTATCAAGAATCGGCACCCCTTCCTGTGTCACGTCGTTGGTGGTTATTATGCCTCCACAAGTCTGACAATAATTGCCATGGTTTCGTCCTAAATATCCTTTACATGAAGAACACCCTATATATTTATGATTACTTCCTGTTGGACCTTCCCAAAGTACAACCGCTGTTACCGTTCGTTTCTTCCTATCTTCCACTATCTCATTAGCAAGTACCTTGCGCCACTTAGCATCGTTTATCTCTCTAAGCTCTGTGTCACGGGCGAGGATGAAGTCGGCAAGCACACGATCAAAGTCTTTTATGTTTTCACTTAAATCCTCATACCTATCTTTATGACGTACATCACCTTGACGCTTTGCCTCTTTGATATAAATGTCATGTAGAATACTTGCCAACGCTTCCCGTTCCTTCTCTGTCATGATGCCCTCCTGTTAGGTTTGTGCTGCATATATTTCTTCATCAAGCTCATCTCGTGGTGTCATTCCCTTACAGTCTCTTAGCCAGTCTTCATTTGACATACTGTCTGATAGTTTTCCAAAGTACTTGTCAGAAATAATATCAAGAGCCTTTTTCCACTGTTCTATGTTTTTTTCATCCAAAGGGTCATCAAACAAAGCATCAGACAGCGTTGTGTTTTCCATATCTATCATCACTCTACCTCCGTGGCTTTGATTGACTGTTCTAATCGAACAGTGAACGCATTTGCCGTACTTGGACAATATGTGTCGTGTAAATCCTTAGCATATTTTAAAGTTTCAGCGATGATGCGCTTAACATCATTCGGTACGTTATCTTCTGAATGTAGTTGTTCGTCTATCATCCGTTCCACGAACTGTTCGGCCCTGGTCACTTGTTTACCTCCACTCTCTGTTTTGTGATCGCATCATTCGTGAATGAGTCTTCCATTCCCTGCGGATATTTGACTTGAATGTGAATAATTCTTCCGTCGCAAAAATAGGATCTTATTTCCCAGTTATTTGCCCCTATAAAGAATTGTTCACAGTCATATGTCCTTGTTCCTATTTTAAGAATAGCCTCAGACTTCCGACCATATTCCAAACCAAAGAGCCCGGTTGCGCTTGCCTGTGCAGGGCATAGCGCTGAGGCCACTAATAATAAGATAAATACAACTGCACTGAATTTATCCCTTAAAAGCATTGCAACTCCCGGGCGCATAATTATTCCTCTACCTGAATGAACCACTTCATTTTATCAAGATTGACTGTCTCCGGCGATCTCTTCATGTCAACAAGAATGTGCCCAACAGTCTCGCCTGATTTCTTCTTAAGCTCCACTACCTTGTTGTAATAAGGAGTGTCATAGCAGTCTCCTGATTTTAGGATCTGTTCTGTCTCATAAGATGGATTGACTCTTCGCTTATACTCGTCTTTGATGTCCTCAAAGACTCCTTTCATTCCGGATGTATAGGCTTCCTTAGAGGCAATTATGAGGGCTTCTACTGTCTTTGCATATACCCAATAACGCAATTCTTCTTTCCACTTTCCCAATTTTACGGCTGCTTGTGGAACTTCCTGAATGAGCCGAGTAATAGCGTAGTTTGCTTCTCCTAGAAAAGCACCGTCATAGTTATACTTTTTTGCTACGTCAAATACTGCCTTTGCTAAAGGTCCTGCATAATCGGCCTTTCTTTCTTTAGACAGTCTTCCTAAGTCGAAGTCAAAGCCAGCAAAAAATGCAGCATAAACCTCGTCTAAATTTGCTCCTTCGAGACATTCTGCTAGTTCAAAAGCTACTTTGTGAACTTCCTCGTCAATAATTACACGATCGTCCTCGTTATATTTATTCATGTGTCCTGGCGTTTTCTTACTTGGTACGTATGGCATTTTCTTTCTCCTTTTATACGTGATAGATTCCACATAGGATATAGAATCCTATGTAAAGTCCTGTTAATGAGGCATTGATAACAGTATTTCCTATCTCTCCGTGTGCGATAGAAATTCCCGTTAATGCCGCAAATAGTCCGACTATGAGTAGCTGGCAAACTTGCTCAACGAATCTTAAAGAAACCATTATTTTCCCCCTTCGTCATTTTGATATTCTTCGTATGCCTTCTGGCAATATTTTTATACCACATTTCAGCCTCACGAGCTGCTCCAAAATTCCACATGGCCAAAGTAAGATGCGATAGTTCGTATCCCCTTTCAAGAAGATCTATATCTACTGTTTTATCTCCTAGCCAAGCATACGTTAATTTTTCTCCCCTGATCCACGCGAACGCGTGTCTTAATCCTGCATTCCAATATCGAATTTTGCTTTCAGGACAAAAATTTCTCCATGTCTCTGTATTCCCGTATTTCTTCTTTGCTGCTAGCGCTACTTGTCCCAATTCAGAAAACGCTACTATGGGCACGTCATCATAGACCGGCTTATTTGAGTAGTCCTTACAGTCTTTATTTTTCATGAGAGGCTCTCGCTATTCCATTTTCTACGAGTCTTTGGAATACCCTTAAAAGTGCTGAAAATGTAGGTGCTCCTCCCCTCATTCCATTATCGGTCTCAAATAAATATTCTTTTTCTGGAGTTTGAATTATTGTGATCTTTCCTGCAAATAGTGTTTTCATAAATTCTCCTTAGTTGTGCGTCGTAAGCGGCCCTATTTCCGGAGGATCCCTTACGAGCGACGTCAAAGCAAATTCAAATTCCCGTATACTCTGTTCCCTATTGTGAATACTAGAAACTATTGCAGACACATGCTCTGTATACTCACACTTCCTATCCGGTATTGTGAGATCCTTAATATCCTGATATGTTATTTCTTCAAGTTCAAGTAGCATTATATGCTCCAGCTTCCACCTAATAGAGTTCTTGGATTGACAAGCCTTCCCCGATTATCAATGATCTGCCAGTGAATATGTCCTCCAGATGAATGTCCTCTTGCCTTATCTGCTCCTCCGCTATAGCCTATAAGATCACCAGTCTTAACTTTTTGGCCCGGAAGAACGACAAGCCAATTTCTAGCCCTGAAATGTCCGAGTCTGTGTTCTCTTCCTTCTTTATCTACTATGTAAATATGATTTCCGATATCCGGAAGCCATCCTACACATACTACATCTCCGTCGCAAGGTGCTTTAACTTCAGTTCCGGAAGGACACGGCATATCCCAGTGTCCCCTAGCTTTTTCTCCTTGAGAAAAAGTCGTTGACAGGTATCTATATTGGTCAGGCAGAGGAGAAGCATAGTGGGGGTTATGCTCCTCCGCCGTTTGGGCGAATGCCCGATCAAAGGACTGAACTACTGCCAAGGAGATCAATACTCCTATTAAGCAGATCAGTAATACCTGTATGATGATTCTTACAAAATTCATTAGACATATCTCCTGCTAAAATTTACTGTAATTCCTCCGATATCGATCTTCTGAATTATCTTACCGTAGTCATTGTAGATCTTCTCTACTGTTTTTGGTGTCAGTTTTTTATGAGCTGCCATATACCTATTCAGATTGAACGATCTTCCATTACTTTGTACTCTCTTTGAACTTATTCTTCCAAACTCCATAATGATCACTCCTTCTATACCTATGGTGGGTTTACTTGCTCAAAGGGCGCAGTCCATCGAGCGCACGCGCTGCATTTAGTTCTTTAAGATTCATATAACGCTTTGGAACGATCCGAATGTACTTGGCACTCTCTGGTAAAGCGTCGTATGATAAATGCCGGATCCTTTTCCGCTCTATTCTATTTTTATTTATTCTTTTAGCTCCTGGCCTATAGATCGTTTTTACGATAGATTCAGGCCGTATTTCACGAAGTCCGTATTCCTTATCATACTTTTCCCATTCTACTTTAGTTCCTCTGAATGACGTTTTCATTTATTCGCCTCCCTATATTTTCGTAGTCAGATTCATTCCACATCATTATCGTATCGGCATCGAGTCCTTTCTCAAGAGTGTCTATAGAAAAGGGCTGCTTCGGTACTCTCCTTAAAAACTCACTTGCTAGCTTGATCATAATTTTGTTTTCTTTCAGTGCATCTTTCAGAACAAGTGGTATTATATTTTATACACTTGCGAGTCCCTAGCGCATCCTGATACTGATACTCACATTCCCCTTTGTACCGATCTTCATTCAGCCACTGTCTTTCCATTTTCCGCCTTCCTTTCTTCTTTATTCAGATATAGACAGTATCTTTCCGCGAATTCTTTCGTATAGAACTTAAACATGACTTTCCCGTCCTTTAGAATGCAGTGCATTATACCCTTCTGATCTACACTATACATTGCTTCCTCCTAGTATATGAAAACTTCAGATCCTACTTCAAGAATTCTGTATACTTTCTTTAAGTCCTCTTTTCTCATCCGGATGCAGCCATGCGTTACTGCTTTGCCGATCGTACTCTCGTCCATAGTTCCGTGTATCATTATTTCATTCGGCATGTACAGTGCATAATCTCCTAGTATCCCTTCCTGCGGTTTGCGTTCCTCTAAAGGAACGACCGGCAAGTTCATTTCCTCATAATACCAATCGGGCGGAGTCCATAACGGGTGTTCAGTTTTGCGATATATCCTAAAATATCCCTTAGGAGTCTCGAACTTGTATTCTTTCCCATTGAGGATCTTTTTTTCTTTACTTCCTGTAGCACAATCGTATGTGGCCACACATAAAAACCCTTTATATACCGATATTTTATTTTCATTTAAGTCTACCTCCGCCCTTGCTTTGATCGATGCTAGTCCGGTATGACATATAAGACATAATATTATTGCACAGCATAATATATATCTCATATTTATCCGTATATTCTATGGTAGTACCTATCCGCTATATCTTCTAAATACCTCCACTCTGTTACAAGCAGATCTTCTTGATCCTCGTATATGTATGCTCTTGCTAGGTCTAAATGCTTTAAAATCTCCTTTAAACGACCTTTTGGGCCAACCCTCTTTATTATCATACTGTTTAAACGCGCCCGTTTTGTATTCTTTTTTAAATATGGCATACTTATGTCCCCTTCCTTAGAAACTTGCCGGACTATTCTTGTCATCAAGTCTCCACGTTGTACAAAATCCTGTTTTCTTATCGTTGCTATGTCTATGCAGAATCTTAGGATCCATCACGAATTTCTCGGTATCTCCCATCGTTTTCTGTTCTCGGCCTGTAGTTTTCTTTCTCCCCGTATTGTGCTCATAGTTTTATATATTCCTTGTCTTCATAATATCCGTATCCAGTAGGTTCCACGCCGTATATCTTTCTTCCAACGAATCGTGCGACTTGAGGAATATCACACGATTCCAGTTCGATCGCTACGCGCTCATGCGCAGAAAACCATTGCATTGTTGAAGGAACCACACATCCACAGTGAGCGTATCCCAGGCCATAAATATCTATTACCACGCACTCTATGCCATTTCTTTTACAAAAATACTCGTATAGCAGCGCATGTCCTACACACGATCCTTTTCGGGCATTTAATACCTTTAAAGGTGTGTTCAGTTCTCCATTCGGATCTTCACAGTAGCCTATATTTTGCCATACCCAAAAGAAGAATTCATTGATGTCATCTTTATAATAATCTACTACTCTATTAAGATCATTTTCTGTCCACGGTCCCCATTGTGTGACTTCTTTTTCAGGAATGGTCTGTTCGATGATCTCTTTATTCACATGCCCGCATCCGGACATTGAAATAGCTATTAAAACTGCTGCTAGAATAATGTATGCCTTCATTGCATTGCCCCCAATATGATCAGTATTAAAAGAAAAAATATGAAAATCAAAAAATATTCATACTTGACTGCAAAGTTCTTTAAGTGGGTAGACAGTTTTCGATTGTATTTTTTATATTCCTGACTGTTTAAATATTTAAGCGTGTCGAGATCGTGCATATTCTTTCCTCCTATAGATAGTATTTTTCTGGATTCTTTGTGATATTTTCTCGAATTACTTTATTTATCACTGACTGATACGGGAAAGCCTCCCATGTTCTATTGCACCAATGAACTTTTGATCTACCTACTTCTACTCCGTTAGCGAACAGTGCCGCGGTATGCGTGAAGCCATTCCTCCGCGAATACCAATCACAAACTACTGTATATTTTCTTCCCTTTAGTTTTATAAGTTCCATGTTTCACCCTCCATAACTGTGCAACGCAACGTTGCAGCAGTTTAAATTTTTATGCCAAAATATTCCCGTGCTTTATCTTCTCCCCATATTCCCTTGATCACATCCACCTTTTTCTTTAGCCGGCATTTTCTTGCCCTGATCGTGCTATTCATTTCCGCATATTTTAACGGTTCTATTTTCTCGTGAATAGTCCTGTATTCGTATCCATGAAGAACTGTCATTTTATTTCCTCCATATGCTCTGCTATCCAGCTCTGTTGCTTAGAAGTATATATTCTGTATGTTCTTAGCGATAGCCGAACAATCGCCCATTCCTTAATTGACATTTTACCGTATAGCTCAAGTCCTTTTTTCCATGCCATGCGCTCATATGTATACACTGTAAACGGATCAGCTTCGCCCCGATTTGGCAGTCCTCCGTATTCTGTATCGTCAAGAAAGTGACCGTATTCATGGCATAAAATTAGCTTTGATATTGACCTCTTCTCCCCTTTAGCAAGGTAAATAAGCCCCATGTCGTGCCTATAGTGACTGTTCCTGAGATGATACACTTTCCCGCACATCTTTATTTTAGCGACCGGAGACTTTATTCTCTTTATTATCACTCCAGAAACACTCTCCAAAAGATTTAATTTCATGATTATTTTCCTTTAAGAGTAGTTCTAAAATTATTCGATATAAGAATGAATCCGGTTTTATTCATTGCACACGAAACAATTTTAATGCCCCTGTAGAATAAATATCTTTCCACTTGGGATAACAATTCACTTCCGAATGCCGGCGTGATTATAAAGCTATAAGGAATCGTAACGGATACTCCAAACCTAGGATCCTCTATCTTTATTCGCGCCGGACGAGCATTCGTTGGTCCTAAAAATCTCACTAAAAATGCTCTAGTGTTCTTCATTGTACACCTCTTTAATATGCAGGCTTATCAGATACTCTAAATAGCAATCTTCACAAACACAATCCTGCTCGTCATTTCCCCTGTAAAACGTAACTTCACACGGTTCTCCGCATTCCTTACACTCTAGTTTCATCTGCCCCACTTCCTTTCTAGCACATTTCCGATACATCAGCAAGAACTTCTCCATTTTCTGATATCAGGCCCTCTCTAATTGCCTCCGCTGCCGATCGACCATAGAAGCCCTGCAATTTCCATACTTCCCGTGTCTTTATCAGATAAGCGAGCGCCTCTAATTGCTGCTGCGGGCTAGCTCCTTCACCTTCACAAAATCCTTCAAAATATGCACATGCCGTGTAGCTGTCTTTAAATTCCATTTTAGTTGCCCCTTTCATAGATATTTACAACAACCTGAAACAGTCCTTCCTCTGCAATAACCCCAAAAATTTTACCTCTATCAAGTAAACCCTCTATAATCGTCTGGTAACGAGATACACTCATCGCAGGACCGCAGTCATCCAGTCCAGTCTTATCTACCATCATCTGAACAATTAGCTTCATTCCTTTTGCGTCTATATTTTCTCCTGAAGCGTTCTTTATTTTAAAGGCATCTTCCACACATTCTATTGCGCTTGGTTTTATCATATCGCACCTCTTTAATTCTTAGATTTTCCAGCAACGAATCTCTCAATTTCCGGAACATCGACTTCTTTAAGAACTTGAAAGAACAGGTCCGGTGAAAGGACCGCAACGTCCTTGAGCACATAGACACCTTCCACTATCTGAACACTATTTCCGCTCTCTTTAAATGGCACTGGTTTCTCATTGAACCGATCTAAATAGCTCATTCTCTCTTTAAACTTCTTGGTCAGTTCTGCTGATTTCATGATTCTACCTCTGCGCTTTTTAACTGTAGTTCATAATAGTCCGACTCAGACGAGTATTCAAAGTCTACTATCTCTCCCGCTTTCAGTTGCTCTTTGAATTCTTCTATGCTATCATAATTGTCCTCTAGCTCTTGAATAAGCTCACTATCTGCCGGGTCCTGCTCTTCTAAAATAGCCATAATCCAGTCATAGAATACCTTTTTAGCTCCGGCTCTTGTTTTATACGGATATATATTGTACCCGTGACCGCCTATGCTACTGAACCTTTCAATTATAATGTGTACTTTCATATGTCACCTATCCTTTTCTTTAGTATGCAACAATTCCCACATTATATCCATCTGTATTTTATACTGCTCTTCCGCGTACTTCATCATAGCCCTGAATGCCTCCGCTTTCACGCTTACCTCAAGCAGTTTTGCCTCGTGTTTGTCCATTTGACTAACACCAAAAGTTCTTGCTTTCTCCCGTATTTTAGCTGCCGTCTTTTTTGCTTCTCTTTCTATTTCCTTTACCTGTAACTCGTCGTCCATTGTTATCACCTCTTTATTTAATACACGATTCCCTGTGCTCCCGGTACCGCTCTATCGACAAACATCTCAAGGTCATACTCACGAATGCACTTTTCACAAACATATAGCACAGTGTCTTCTTCCGCATCTGGACAGGTCATATAGCTGGCCGGTCCATGCAGGTCATCGCAGGTACAACAGTCTTCGGCATCCAATTTTCCCTTTATGAAATCGAGATAGGACTCATCCATGTAAAATCTTACTCCCGTTGCGTATCCCTCTTCATTTACCAGATACCCGATGTTCGGATATGCTTTCTGCTTAGCGTTTAATACGATTCGTTTCTTCATGATACTCACTTCCTTTCTTTATCTCATCACGTTCACATGTCCGGCTTCAATCTCTCTGATGATGTGCTCATAAAGCGCGATGTTCTTTTGGTTCACTGGTCTGTTCTCTATGTGTGCCTGCAATCTCTCAGATTGAATGGCCTCGCGGTAGGTATTGATAAAGTAGTTCGATATATTGTTCATGTTCATCACGCTCCCACTTTTATAGAATTCACCAGAACATCATCTCTCTGCTCAAGCTCTTTCACCAGTTCTTTTGCTTTCCAGTCCTTGACCTCTTTTTCTTTCCGGCGTTGGTCTTTCATTATCCAATAGACTTTCGCCATGTCCCTCACCTCCCTCTCACTTATAGTATTCCCACTATTTACAAAAAATATACATTGATTTTTTCTGGTCCATTTTTACTACGCTCATTCTAGCACACTGTTCCATCATTGTCAATAGCTCTTTGTCTTTTTTAGTGTTCACCGATTTAAACATGTTCATCATCCCCTTCTCACTATATGGTATAAAACATCGAATTTTAGCATAGCAATCAACAGATATCAAGGCATTGAGTTTTAATCGTGTAGAATTGCCTATAGATGCATTATACGAATTCAAAAAAATAGAACAGAATCTATCAATGCATTTCAGCCCAGCGGAACACCTCATATTTCATCGCAGGTATATGCAATTATAGCGGTATTGAATATCTGGGGATATCCTATTTTAAAGAGAAAGAAAGTACCAAAGAAAGAGAAAGTGCATTTAATAATTATAGGATGGATAGAGAATATATATACGTAGTATATATATTCTCTATCCATCCATATTATATATTATTTTAAAATGCATATTTTCTCAGTTCTATTTTAAAAATCGGGGACGAATAATTCACCTGCAATAATTATGTAAGATATAGCGACGACGCAA